CCGCTGCTGGTCATTTTCCAATTGCCTGTATTGCTCAGCGATATCATCGATGACGTCAAAAGCCGACCGACGTTCACCCTCCGCGTCGTAAAACTTGACCCCAGTGGCCTTGGCGGCGTTCTGCATGTAGTTGTTATTGGTGAAAAGCCGCAGGGTCGAGTCCGCCAGAGTAGACAACCGCTCTGGGTTTCGCTCGATCAAAGACAACCGTTCGACGAAGCCCAACGTATCGGAAAAACTGAGGCCCGCCGTCTTTGCATTCACGCCGATCCGTGCAAAGACACCAGAGAGATCTTCCAACTCGGCATTGCCCTTCCGCCCAGCGACAGTCATCTGATCGATAAGAGATACGGCAAGCTTGGGCTGGCTCAGGTCAAATTCGAAAGCCTCAGCGGCCACGCCTAACGCCGCTGCAAGCACATCCGCCTGGGCCCCCGTTACCACCATGGCTGGATTAATGGCGCCGATGGTGATGAGGGCCTGTTCCCAACCCTGACCGGACTGCACCAGGCTATCGAAGCCCGAGAGCAAGGCATCCATCGATTGCCCGGTCTCCTGGCTCATCGTGTGCAGGTGAGCGCGCAGCGTGTCGACCTGTTCTGCAGTCGCACCAGCAGTCTGCTGAATCTGGATCAACCGCTTGTCCAGTTTCCCGGATTCGATGATTGCCTGTGTCGCGCCGTAGGTCGCCGCGACGCCGGCCAACATCCCGGTATAGCGGTTACCCATGCTGTCCAGGGCCTGTCCCACCGATTGAGCGGAGCGGCGGACCCGGCTCAGTTGCTGGTTGCTGTCCCGGCTGAAGCTGCCCAGCGCCCGGCCATTTCGTCGAGCCTGAAGCTCGAAATTGCCGGTCAGGTTCATGACAATACTGGCAGTCAATTCACTCATGGGTCTCGCTCACAATTCTGAGGGTGCGGATCAAGCGGCGGAGGGGCAACTGGTCGATATCGCGGGGTGCCCAGCCGGTGGCCTGGGCGACCCGGACCGAAACCTGCTCAATCTTCGGGCAGGCCCTCATCAGTTCGCCCCCGCTGCGTCACCTCTCGGGACGCGATGTCGGCAAACGCAGCTTGCTCAAGCTGCATGGCCTCCTGCTGTAACCGCTCCAGGTCAACCGGGTGCAGCTTGCGCAGTTCCTTCATGGACAACGGCCCTTCCACTTCGCCGATTCGGCGGATCTGCCTGCGCAGAGTATGGATGCCCACGGCGCTGGGGCTGGCCACGAGCTGTGGGCCAGTCTCGGTGTGCACCAGACGTTCGGCGTCGGTCTGAGCGTCGAAGATATCGCCGGCGGTGAGTTCGCGGATGGCCGCTTCCAGGTGGACCTTCTCTCCCACGGTCAGTCCGTGAGAGAGCATGACGATGACTTCCTTCATCACACGCGCTCCACAGCCAAACCGGACATTTCAAGCTGAACCGAACCATTGCCAATATCCAATGGTGTCGGGCTTTTGGTGAATGCGTCACGCAGCATCCAGGTTTGGCCGGTATCGGTTTCCAGCAAAATAGTGGCGCCGGTAAGGTTTGATAGCGTTTTAATGTCGGTGTCCTGGGTGTGGTGGATTACCACACTGAGCGTGGGCGCCACCGGGTTTTCGGTATAGCCGACAGTGCCACGGCCGTTCATTTTGGGTTCACGCTCAAAACCGCCAGGGTTTAGGGTGCCCTTGCCGTCAGTCAGTAGTTCTTCGCCATCGGCGCGAATGGTGACGTTTCCGGTGATCTTCATTGGCTGTTACTCCTGTTTTAAAACGGTCTCAAAGGCCGTTTACACGGCCCTTGATGCCTGGTTATTTCCGGAACTGGGTCTGCATCGCGTGGATGCGGTACTGGCCGACCAGCTTCGGTGAGTCGATCACGTTCAGGCGGCCGGGGTTGTCGGTGTCGACGGCGGCTTGAAAGGATTCGGCATAGCCTGCGTAGTCCTGGGCCCAACCCCGGCTCATGAAATCACGGTACAGAGACAGCAGCTCAGCCTTGGCCACGTTCGGGGTGACGATCGGCTGGCCGGCACCGAAGTTCGCGGCGTCGGCATTTTCCGCCAGTTTGTGACGGGGGAAGCGCTGCAGGATTCGGGCGCGCTGGTCGTAGCGGATCCGCTCCAGGGTCTCTGGCACGTTGATGTCCAGATAGGAATCACTGGGCACCCCGCTGTCGGTTTCCTGAAAGGTCGTGATCTGGCGCTCGATGCTGACGTTGCCGTCGGTCGCGACCTTGAAGGTGGCGATGCCATCGAACAGCAGCAGGTTGCGCTCGGTGTCGGTGAAGCGATCGGCCTCCTTCGGGCCCAGGATCATCGGTAGCTGCAGGGTTTGCAGCGGCCGGGCCGGGTCGGTTGCCAGCGCCTGGCCTGCAACGGCCGCGTTGACCGCACTCCACAACCAGGTGGGGCTGATGGCCAGGCCGGTGCCCATCACGGACAGGTGCGGGCTGTTATGGCCAGCACCGAAGGTGCCAGTTTCGCCATGGGTGCCTCGGAATGCAGCAAAGGCACGGCCACCGATCTGGCGCGTGGGGCCAAAGCGATCGTCTAGCTCACCCTTGAGCGCGGTCAGGTTGGCGGCGTCGGTGTAGGGGCAGGCAATCCAGTTGTATTGCTCGGGGCCCAGGGCGGCGATGGCGTCGACCAGGTCCGGATTGCTGGCGCCACCGGCCATGGCTGTGACGGTCGGCGTTACGCCGGAAATACGGTCTTCACCCAGGGCGGAGAATCGGATGTCGATATCGTCACCGGTAGCGCCGGCCCAGCGGCAGGTAATGTCAAGTTCTGATGGGGCGACATCATTAACGGCCGCCGTCACCGGCAAGCGGGTGTCGGCGTTGATGGCCGCGACCAGGGCGCTGGCGATCGCTTCACCGTCGTCTGCCACGGCCACGCCAATGCGCACCCGGTAGCCGGCCAGATAAAGCACCATGGCATCGGCGGTGGTTGCGGATCCCGCCAAGGCGATTTTTCCGGTAGAGGCCACACCACCACTGGCGGTGTCTACCTCGTCCAGCGGCAGTGCCCAGGTTTCCAGGTAGGGCTGAGCGGCCAGGGAATGCCGCAGCATTTCCGCGAGCATGGAGCCACGGCCGTAATAACGTTCGGCCTGTTCGGCGCTGGTAACGCGGTCCAGCTCCAGGGCGTTGCGCTCGCCATCGGCCAGGCGTTGACCCAGCACCAGCAACCGGCCCTGAAAGGCCGAGTTACCGGCCAGGCGGTCGTCAAACTCGATGTAAACGCCCGGCACACGCAGCTGGGCGGGAATGTCGTTGAATACTCCAGCACTGATCGGCATGGCTTATGACTCCTTTTTGGCGGTGTCGGTGGCTTTCTTGGTCTGGCGCGGCGCGGGCGCGGCAACCACGTCCTGATCACGCAGGCGGCGTCGCCAGAAGGCGTTCAATGGTACGTTCGCGCCAGCGTCTGGCAGTGGGGTGCCGTTTTCCTGGCGGATGCGCAGGCCCTGGCGGGGTTTTACGTAGATGGTGTCTTTCTTCAAAGCGCTCACAGTCATTACTCCTGGGGCAGTTCAACCCGGTCTTCGGCGACCGGGCCGTCACCCACTTCATGGGTGGCGGTGTAGAGGGTGAAGTCGGCCAGCTCGGCGACGTTGGTGTAACGCAGGCTCACGCCTTGCTGCCAACTGACCGCCCAGAGCGCGATGCCTTTGCGGTCCAGTTGGCCGCTGAACAGGTTGTCTGCTGCCAGCCGTTCGGGTTTCTGGGCGTTGTCCAGACCCCAGCGGTTGAGTTTGACGGTGCGCATCACGGCCTCGGCGTAATCCAGCGCGGCCACATCACGGGTTGCGCTGGGGGTATCGCGGGTGACGATGAAGGCCGCCCAACGCACCTCAGCGACCTGATCTTTACCATCGCTCAATGTGGGTACCGACACCGCCGCCACCAGCACCGCCGGTGCCAGTTTGCTGTAGCGGCCCAGCTCGGCGGCATCAAATCGGCCGCCGTGGGATTCGCAGGTGTACAGGCCCGGTACCGCTGCTTTGATGGAGGCCACGATGGCATCGCGGGTCAGTTTGATGTCGCCGTTACTCATGCACGCTCCAGTTGCTTGTCGAGAAATTGGTCGACGGTGGCTTCGATTTCATCCAGGTTGCCCTGGGAAAAGCCTAAATACGGGCGCGCCGGAATGCCGGCAGGGCCAGCGGCCATGTCGGGCGTGCCGCCGAATTGGTGAATGGCGGCATAGATCAGGTTGCTGCCAGTGATGACCTCATCACCGACCACGTCACTGTTCAGGCTGTCCACCAGATTGCCGTCGCCCTGGAGCAGGGACTGGCCACCGTGGCGGGTCGCTGCGTATTCAGAAGTCCAGGGTTGCCAAGGCTCGCCGTCCGGCGCTTGTTGCTCTTCACTGATGCGCCGGCGGGTCTGGCTTTCCATCAGCCCGCCCAGTTGGGTCAGCAGGTCTTTACGATCAAACTGCCCGAGCTTTTCAATGCGCTTTTGCAGGCGTTCGACACCGCCCAGGTCAAACTTCAGGCCGATGCTCATGTCAGCCTCCGGTCGCGGCCCCATCGGCGTGTGCGGTAGGTGATCTGGGGTTTGATGCTGACCGGGCTCTGCTCCCGGATACCGAGGCTGACTTCGCCTTTTGCAATGCGGCGCAACAGGGCAACGGCGTTGTCATAGCGGCCACGGCGGTGCTCGGTTGCGGTGTCTGCCTCCGGTGACAGCACGTGAAAGGCGATGTCTACGGCCAGCTTGGTCAGGATGCGGGGCACCGTGGAAAGCGGCAGCTTGTACTGCAGGCCCACGTAGGTGTCGATTTCGGCGTCTGCATCCAGCAGTGCCTTGTCGATAACCGTCTGGTCAATGATGCCGTCCCGGTCCCGGTCGGACGCCACGAGAACGGCGTCGTTCCCAAAGCGGTCGATCAGATCCTGGAGCGTGGCGTAGACAGGCATATCAGTCTTCCTGGGTGACCGGACGCACGGCCAGGCGTGGTTCGTCCTGGATCGCCTGGAGCTGCTCTTCCGTCAACCGGCGCACATCCAGAAGGGTTTCGGTGCGGCTGAAATTGAAACCGGCACGGCGGAAGCTGGGCGTCATAGACTTCACCGCGATGCGCTTGGTCTCCTGCTCGGGCGGCGTATCTTTCTTATTGGTCGCGCCTGCTTCCGGTTGCGCTTGCGGATCCTGGGTAACGCCATGGTCGTCTCCACTGGTCACCGTGGGCTGCTCATCACTTGCGGGGGCGTCCTGCTCGGCCTTGGTGGCCGGCTGGGTGCTTTTTGCCTTGCTGTTTCTGGTGATGGCCATGGGGCCCTCCCAATGTTTTTCGGTTTAAAATGGCCAGGCTCATGCCCGGCCATTTTCAGGTTTACTCAACGCCGGGTGTTTAGACTGCGCCAGTCGAGCCGTAAGCCATCTGCCAGAAGCTGAAGCCTGCCGCGCCTCGTGCCTCTGCGCCATAGCGGTACTTCTTCTGCAGGAACACGCTGTCGCTGTCGGTGTTGGTCTGCGAGACGAACGTCGGGGCTTTGCGTTGCTGGTAGATGAAGGGCTTCACCGGCTTGGTGGTGTCGAGCAGATACCAGGCCGTGTCAGAGGTCAGCCGGGATGACACCACCACTTCGGCGGCGCCCTTGAACGGGTTGGGCTTACCGTCTTCCAAGCGTTCAACCATCATCAGTGCACGGGCGGTGTCTTCCAGCGCCGGACCTACCAGCAGAATGTTGGGCATAATGTTGAGCGGGCGCCCTTCATCATCCTTCATCTTTCGCAGAGCGGTACGTGCCGCGCCGAAACTGGCCTGAGCCACCGCCAGGGTGGCAAAGCTCAGAGCCATGGTGCCCTTGTTGGAAACACTCACGGTGCCGTCCTTGCCATCGCCCACCGGGTGGTCGGTGTCAAAGAACGGTTGGCCGTCGTAGCCCAGTGCCACGAAACCCGCGTTGACCAGATCAAACACCAACTCGTCCGGAAGATGTGCCGCGCTATAACCGGCCATTTCCGCTTCGGGGCCGTATATGCCCAGGGTATCGTCTTCGATGTCGTTGCGGTCGACCTCGATGGTCGCCTCAAAGTCATCGTTGATGAGGGTGTAGCCCTGGCCCTTGAGCTGCTTGACCACTTTCTCACCGACCCATTTGCGCATGGATGGGAAACGCTCCAACCACTTGTAGCGGTTTTCAGAGCTGGAGGAGGTCACCATCATGGCGATCTTGTTCCACTCCGGGCTGGCTGCTACCAGAGCGCGGTTGTAGGTCGTCTTCAGATTGAAGAAGACCCCATCAAGTGCTGATTTATTTACGATCACAATTGGACTCCTTAACTCGTTTCGGCTCAGGCCTTATGAATGGTTACCCGGAAGTCCGCTACCACAGGATCAATAGCACCAGCCGTAATGTTGGTGGCGCGAACTGAAACAATATCGATAGCCGATGCCCACGCCTGGTAGATGATCCCGGCACTGGGGGCGGACGGTAGGCCCAGGCTAACCGCACCTCCGACTGACGCACCCTGCACGGCGATCGTCAGATCCCCTGAACCCGATGCAGCGATCGACGGAAAATCCAGGTTGGCAACGACGGACAAGTCCTTGGCGGCACCGCCATCAACCCAGACGCCGTTAGACTCGACAGCCAGCACGGTGCCTGCTGGCGAACGCGTGCCCGTGGCGTCGGTACCGGCGACGGTCTCGTCGTCCAGGATGTAACAGGGTTTACCGACCGATGGCTGGCCGACGGGGTCCGCAGTGGAATTCGCGAACAGAAAGGCTTGTTTGCGGCGGACCAATACGGTCTCGTCGCCATCGGCACCGCCGGTATTGTCGACGTGCTGATCGGCGCGGCCGATGTAGGTCAGACCGGTGGCGGTTGAGCCAGGCTGGGCGAAGCCGGTGGCGGTAACCACCACCAGGGCACCCAGGAAGATGTTGGCGCCCGCAGCCACGGCGTAGGGCATAACGTGCCCCTGACGTGCTGCGGTCATGCGATCTTGTGTTAAAGGCATCAGGCGTGCCCTCCGTAGGTTTTAAGATCCGCTTCGGAGTTGCCCATCATCGCGGCAATCGCAAGCGTCTCAGCGTTGAGTGCTTTGTCGGCGCCCGGGGCTTTGCGGTCGTCCAGGCCCGAGGCACCGGTAATGACCGGCGCGGCGGTGACGAATTGTTTGAAGCGCTCCAGGCCACCTTCGGTGCGGCACTGGGCCTTGTGGTAGTCGACCGTCGACGGCGCCAGCTTGCCGTCTTCCACGGCCTGGTTGATGGCGGTGTCGATCGCCTCGTCCTCACGCTCTTTTTTGAACGTGGCCAGTTGCTGTTCGGCGTTGCTGGTACGGGTGGTGGCCTGGTCGTAATCACCCCGAGGGACAAACTTGTCCAGGCTCGGTGTGGCTTCGCGGTTTTTCGCGGTCTTCAGGTCTTCCTGAACTTGATTGAGGGCAGTGATTGCCTGCGCCTCAGTCGCGTCCTCGGGTAGACCCAGCCGCTTGAGCAGTTCTTTCCACACAGTGGAATCCTCCTGGGGGTTTTCGTGGTTGAGCGCGGTCAGCGCCAGATTGGGCTGGTTGGTCAGGCCCGCGCTGGCCAGCCGCACGATACGGTTGCCTTCGCGGGTGTAGATAAAAACGGGGGACAGGAAGCGATACTCTTTGCGCTGCAGCTGGCCGATGGCCTTCTCGGTCCATTCAACCCGGCCCCAGACAGCGCCTTCACGCACGGCGAGTTCTTTTACCCAGCCACCGGCCGGGGCGTCTTCGCCCTTCGGGGCGCGATGCTCGCTGGCGTGCTCCCAATCGATGACCAGGTCCATCTGTCGCGCGTTGAACTGCTCGACAATGCTCTGGGGGTTGTCGTTGGCCCAGGTGCGGCCGTCACGACCGACGATGGTGACGCCTGCCGGCAGCAGCTCGACCCAGTCCGGTACTTCGCCAGGGGGTAGTTCCATGTTCAGGGCGTGACGATGACGGGCGTCATCCTCGGTGTTGAGGGCCGTGAGCAAGCTGATGGAGGTGCAGAGTGTCTTTGTCATGGGGCCAGACTAGCGAGAACGCCGCGCACAACAGGCCCTGAAGGGGTTCAGGGTATCTATAAGAGGGGGAGGAAAACGAGCCGGCCGTGGTAGGGTGCCGACGGGGAACAGATTATAGGACTGTGCCGGTGTTTGGCAATCGCCTGGAAGCCCTTTAACGCCCGTTTAAAAATGACGGATGGTATTTGGGGTGTGCCTTGGTACTGATTTGTTCATTACGACGCTTCAGGGGCTTCTGAGGGCCTGTTGTCCAAAAGCGGCAATCAGGTCATGCATTGATCGTTTAGGCTTGGTCGCAGTATACTGAAACTCAGCGCACGTGACACGGTGATAATCTGCCTGCCGTAGCACGCCCTCCAGGATGGAGAGCGGAGCGTGTTGTGGGGTTTCCCGCCCGGCGGGATGGCAGGCCCCACCGTGTGCCCCCTTCTTCACTGCTCAGTTGCCCGAATTACCCGCCCCTGGCTTCTCATGCGCCGCAGCTCGCGGTCATCCGCTTTCTGATAGCTCACCAGGTACAGCCGCTCGTCGTCGCCCGTCCGCTTGACCACAGCCTTCCACCAACGGTTGGCAGAGTCAGCCGATCGTTGGCGGAACACCACCAGGTTGTTGGCCTGCTCGATCAGGATGCCCCGGTTCAGGATGTCCGGCAGCAGACGGTAATCGTCGACGGTCAGATCGGCGTGGCGTTCTGCCTGTTTACTGAAGCTTTGCGGTGACAACCGCACCACCTGCGTGTTGCTGCCCAGGGCTGTTTGCGCCTGACGGTCGACAATGCCCGCTGGCAGTTCGCCATCCGGCCTGCGCACCCAGTCTGTCAGGATGGGGCTATTCATCACGTCTCGCGTGGTGGCCTCTGCCAGGCGTTGGTCGACGGTATCCAGCTTGCCGGTTATGCGGTCTCGCAACACCCGCACGCGATCTTGCCCTGGGTTGGTCGCCCAGGCCGGATGCAGGCCCTGATCCACCTGGGTGATCTCACCGGTGCGCGTGTTGGTGTAACTGACGGTTTGCCGTGGCGGGGCCTCGCGCC